ACAAAGATTTCAATCGGAACGACAACGATTCGAAAAACGATTAACGGACAATATTATATCGGTTTTTATTCAGATACTCCGGAGCTATTCGAGTTCGAAAATTTTCAATTTGAGGGGTCTACTATCGTAGAACGCACAAAAACGACCGGGACGACCAAACAAAAGGGCAAAAAAGGGAGCGCCCTTTTAGGAGCTGGAATCGGTTCAGCGTTTGGCCCAGTCGGTACAATTTTAGGAGGTGTGGTCGGTGCGTCTGGAAAACGTAAAGGTAAAGTAAATACGGACACTATCACCACTCACGAAGAAAAGCCGGGACGCGCTATGTTGTACTTGCGAAATGTCGAGACAAACGAAGTCAAGATGATTAAAGCCAAGATCACCAACGCGCAAGCAGATAATATCAAACTGTTTTTCGAATAAAAAAAGCCCCGAGGACAAGCCACGGGGAAATACATGATATAAGTTAAGTATAGCAAAATCATTTCGTTCTTTCAATTGTGCGGGCAAGCCAACGGAGGAAAGACATGATAAAAAAATATACAACCAAAAACGAGGAGACTCGTTACTTATTTCAAACCTATCTGGGAATTGACCCCTTGACTGGTAAAGAACGGCGAACCACGCGCCGGGGCTTCAAAACTATAAAAGAAGCCAAACAAGCCGAAAGGAATTTGCTGTTTGACGTGGAAGAGAACGGGCTTCCGTCGAATCAATCGGACGGATTCCGAGATCCTACATTCGAAGAACTAGCTCAACTGTGGCTAGAAAATTATAAAACAACGGTCAAGCCCAGCACGTTTGAAAACGTCAAGTCAAAAGTCGAGAAAATGACGGAAGAACATTTTGAGGGTATGAAGCTGAAAAAGATAACAGTCTCATACTGTCAAAAGATCGTAATTGAATTAAATAAAAGTTACGTCCTATATAATCACTATCTGTCAGTTATTAATCGAATTTTCAAGTATGCTGTTTTAATGGATATACTCGATTCAAACCCTTTTGACAAAGTAATCAAGCCAAAGAGCCGGCAAACTCAAAGGAAAGGTAATTTTTTGACCAAGGAAGAACTGAAAGAGTTTTTAAAACTAGCTCAATCAGCCACATTGTCTTATTTCTTTCCGCTGGTGCATTTGATGAGTTATACCGGGTTACGTCAAGGGGAAGCCCTCGCTCTTAAATGGTCCGATATTGACTTCGAGAATAAAAAAATAACCGTTGATAAAACGGCGACCCGGATCAAAGAGAGACAAACTCTTCAAACCCCTAAAACAAAAAACAGTAAGCGCGTAATTTCTATTGATTCTGCCACCCTTTCAATTCTAAAAAGTTGGAAAAAGGACCAGATAAAGATCTACTTCAAAAATGGTAAACATTTTGAAGGCGATGAAAATTTCATCTTCACGAATCAGCGGGGCGAGTGGGTGCATATTCACAATTTTATTCGTTATTTTAAACGCTTCATCGCTGACCATAAGCTAAAATCAATCACGCCCCACGGCTTGCGACACACGCACGCTTCATTGCTGTTTAACGCTGGCGTGGAACCAAAAAATATTTCTGATAGGTTGGGACATAGCACCGTTCAAATAACGCTGGACCTATACACTCACATAACGGAAGAGCAGCGGACTGATACAGTGGATAAGCTGCTTGAATACATGGTAATATAAAAATGTCGTATTCAATCCCGTATTCACTCGCTCCAGCGCCTCAGAAAATCAGTGTTTTCAAGGGCTTCGTGGCTAGTGGTACTATTTTAGCATATTTCAAAAACTGTTGCCATTGTTGCGTTATACATTCTCAATCGTTATAAAACCGCGCATTTTAGAAAAATATCGTTTTCGTCATTTTTCGATAATTTAAAAAAGTCGTATTCAAAATCGTATTCATTGCCCGCATAATTAAGAGAACGAGCCCGAGGGCTTTTTTTATTTTGTCCGTTATAATAGACAATCTGGAAAATTGCCGTTATAAACACAAAAAAGGCCACCCTTGAGGTGGCTTATTTTGAATTATCGTATATTTTCTAGATTCTTATCAATCCATTCAAGGCGATTTTGACGGCCTGCTGGTATTGGTCTAGGGTCTTGAGAAAAGTTCTTGAACCGCATTTGAAGCATATAACTGTCCTCGACTCTACTACTTTCCAAGGCTACCTCAAGATAAGCGTTAGCAATCCAGTTTCCGTCTGCTGTGTACATTCTGCCAGTGCCTCCGATGATATCGTCACGGCTATTCTCAATCCATTTTAGGAGTTGCTGCTTCTTGAACTGGTCATAGTAAGCATGGAACGTCATATTCATTTTAAGCGAATTGCTGAAATAATAGTGAGTTTGAGCCTTGCCAATCATAGCAAGCTCGAAATCATCAAACAAGCAATCAAGCATAGCATTAACTCTTAACGCTCCCATCTTTTCGATAGAAGTTTCTCCGTTCTTAAACTTCTGCCAGTTAGCGTCCGTGAATTTGATATTAGGAAGACGGTAGAAGTCGTTCTCATAGCGGAAATACCGCCCCACATATTCCAAAATTAAGCCTTTAATATCATTATTGATTTCCATTTTATTTTCTCCTTTTTATTTTAAAATTAAGCAAGTACGCTCTTTGGATACCATTTAGTAGAAATTCCGTAAGGTGTTACGATTTCAAGTTTAACAGCTTTTTCAGTTTCTTCTACTAAATCTTTGACGCTGATCGCAGTAACAGACATGAACGCTAAATCTTTCTTGTTGCGTCCGTAGAATTCTTTTTCAGCGAACCATTTCTTGACACCTTGGAATTTAACATTTGAAGAACGGAAGAAATAGAAATCATCTGCCATGAATTGACGTTTAACAGTTTTCCAAGCTAATTTTAATGCAGTTGAGAAAGTTACGTCATTTTTTTCGTTTTTGAAGATCTTCCATGCTAGGCTCATTACTTGTGATTTCATTTTGATTTCTCCTTTATTTATCTTACATGTTCATTATATATCATGTATGATAGTTTGTCAACGCTTTTTATCAAAATAATTAAAAATATTTATATTCTGGAACTAGTTTCAGACAAATAAAAACCCCCCCTCAAAAAGAGGGGGGTTGTGTGTCTTATTATAAAGTCTCCGGCCACGGATCATCTGTGATATAGGACATATCAGTAAACCGCAAATCTCCGATATCTCGGTCAGTAGGTACGGGATCGTCAAATTGTAAGCGTAGCTGGTTGCCATCACCCGGCCCGCCTAAATAAAATGTCCCAAGGCGCTTGCCCTTGTCATTTGTCATAATACCAAGTTTTGAGCTGGTCGCACGAAAACCGACTGGTATACCGCCGACATTTAAAATCACCACGTTACGCTCACGGTCTGACCCTTGTGGAACGTAGCTGGGCGCACCTCGTCTCACAATACCAAACCAACCCCACGATAAACCACCGAAGCCGATCTCTACCGTGGAATTTATACGCCTAAACTCGACATATGCATTGTTTTGACTCGATGAAATTCTTGGCTTGTGTTTGACATCACCAAACAATACCGACCAAGCGTTAGAGCCAGTTCCGGCAGTTTTCTTGATCCACTTCACTGCTCCGTTCTTAGCCGTGGTATCGGTATAAATTGTACCGATGTCAGCGTTAAGATTGTACGGGAAGCCTTGGCCTTTCAATTCCGTGCCTGTACCACTTCCAGAACCGACTGAACGCTTCAACTCTTCCAAATCGTTTTTTGACGCAAGTTGGCTTGTGTCAATCGTTGGAAGTTTTGAGCGTGTGACAAACGGGTCACCGCCGTTTTTCAATTTTTCATCAATCAAAGCGTCAAGACCCAATTCAAGATGTTTCTCCTTGATGTTGGTTGTCATTTGAGACTGTAGCGTGGCATACGTTGGAAATAGCTCGTATGCTCTTTCTTCCGTCAAATTAGCGTTTTCAGCAGGACGCTTGAGTTCTTCCAACTCGGCCTTAGTTGCAAGCGTGCTTGTCACAGTTAATATCTGACGGTCTACCGCGAAATTCGTTGGGAAAATATTACGAGCTTTCTCTTCTGTTAGATAACCCGCTTCTTGAATGCTTCCGATATCACGACCTATCTGCGTGAATACTTCTTTTAATTTATCCATTCGCTACCTCCTTAGAGGGTGCTTTTAGCTGTGGTATAAATCTGTACAAAGTCAGTATTTTCAAGGTCGGTGAATTTTTGACCCAATTCAGTCATTTTGGAAACAATCGCACTATCTGGGTTTTCGCCCGCTTTAATCTTATCTGCGATTTCTTTGAGCGTATCCAACTCCTCTGGTACACCCTCACCAAGGATTGCCGTTTTGACCCCTTGAATAGCTGTATCCAATTGTTGTTGAGTGATCCCACCTTGTCCCACTTCTGACTTGTCAGCTTTGCTTGCAAGTGTGGTTTTAATTTCCTTGATGTCCGTTCCGACAGCTTGCGCGAATTTCGTCATTCTTTCTGTGTTTAAAGTCATATTTCTCTCCTTTAAATTTTAGCTAGATTGTATAGTACGGTAAGATCTGGTAACTCTTCCGTCTGTGGTCCGTTTGGGTGCGCCGAAATGTACTTGTCGATCTCTTCTTTGACGTCGTTTTTAACAAGCGCAAGAACTTGCTCGCTTGTGTACTCGTCCGCTGACTGGATAACGTCTACTCGGACGCTCTGATCACTCGGGAATACATATCCACCAGCCACCACCTCGACAAGATAACTTTCAACGGGAAGCACTTTTGGAATCTTAAACAATACCTTTGAGCCTTGGACCGTCGTTGAAAAGGACGCTTTGCCCTTCTTGCTCGTAAAATGGATTGTAGCTTCCTGCCCCTCGAGATCGATTGGAGTCCATCTCTCGTCATATAATGCAAAACCAAAAAGGGAGGCTGAGTCGCCCTGCTTGACGACTCGACCGCCCTCAAACTGCTTTAAGTTCGTACAGTTTGAGCGATTCATTCAATCACCCCTCTTTACTCGTAATAGTTGACTAAATCGTCTTTGTCCCAGCATGATAGCCAAACTGGGCCGAATTGACCGAACTCAAACAATCGCCAGTAATAACCGCCATAGTAGCCACCTTTGCCTGTGTCTGTGATATTGACTTCGTCTAGTTCGAAGCTAAAGTACATGCCAGATTTAAAGTCTTGATCCGCTCCGTCCGGCAAGTTGTTTCCGTCTTTGTCGACCCAATTCACCATTGAAACGGGAATACCGTTCTCGAGCCAATCGAACCCAACTGGCGCGAGATAGTCGCATTTGATCTGCCAGATCCCGTGAATATACTTAACCTCGTTTGCTTGGTAATAAGCCTTATCTTTTGGCTGTACGGCTGTGTTTGCTTGGTTGTTGGTTTGAGGCGCTGTATCAGCATACCGCCAAACTTCGATATAATTAGGCTTATTCCAGCCATAGTAATCATTCCAAGGATAGGTATTGATAGCTTGTCCGGGTGCTCCTTGTGTCGAATAGTCGCAAGAGATAAAGTATGTATCATCGATCATCGCTCCGACGTGGCCACCAGCACCACCAGACGTTGACATATCAGCGCCCCAGCTCATAAGAACGATATCACCCGTTTGAGCGTCCCAGTCTAGGTTGATACTCACACGGTAGAAGCCGTTGTTTGCGAGTTGCTGGCCAAGTGTGACAGTTGACGGTAAGCCGATGATATTGATCCCAGCTTCTTTCAGCGCTTGCGAGATTGATCCAGAGCAATCAGCCGTGCCGTCTGCCCCGTTACGACTTCCCAGCATGGAATAAGTAAGTAAACCGCGACGATTGATAAACCAATTAACAGTTGATTGTTGTACACTCATGTTCGACCTCTCTATTTCTTCCATTCTTCGTTAGCGCGTTTAACTGCTGCTTCAATAAACGTATTGAGTTCTTGATTCGTCAAGTGGATATTTTGAGACTCAAGGCCCTCGATCAAGCTCGTTTTAGCGTGCTCGAGTTTATCCTTGCCGTGAATATCCAATTTATCAGCGACCTGTTCTGTAGCGTTGACCGCGTTCTTTGCCAAGATCTCAACGATCTCGATTGCTTTCTTGCCACCGCGCATTAATAAGTATTTTTTAATTGCTTGAACCACGATACCTGTTAATACAACTAAAATACTCATTGCTGATGATGTAATAATGCTTGCAATTTGATCCATGTTATTTGTCCTTTCTAATTCCGACATTTGTTTCAAACTGTCCAGTCTGAAGATTAAAATCAATCGTCCCGTTGAGAGACGATAGTTTTTCACATTCGATAGTATTAGATTTGATAGTGTTAGTGACTGTATTCATTTCACTTTTCCTCTTTAATTTCTAGCTCCAAGAAGCGCTCAAAAAGCACTTTAATAGCTCCGTTTCCGCCTAATTCAACGTAACTTTCGTATAATTTCGACAACTCTTCTAGTTCGTGCTGGTTCGTATATCCGCGTTTTAACGCGTTTTTTAAATTTTCCTGCAATCGAAAACGTTGAAGCCGTTGTAAGCCTTTCCCGATAATCGTTAAATTCCGCTGGTTATCTTTCCCAATCTCTTCCACGCTTGAGACTGACTTCTCGAGGGTGTCTATTTTATTAGATAAACCCTCAAGACGTTTGTCAGCTTCCTTTGAAGTTTTTGTACTCTTGAATGAAAAGTAACTGGGAATAATCACGACTAACACGGGAGTCAATTTGTCAACTAGTGCCAATAGGTCCAATTTTACCACCCCCTATTAAATCACTAGCTTACTGGACGGGTTGAGTTTCAAGCTCTCCCGCTGGTTTTGGCTCGTCCGCTTTTGGCTCTGTCCACTTCCAGACTGCGAGTTTACCGTTTTGCTCAAGGCTTGCGAGTTGGTCAAGCGTTTCGCCATTATATGTAAATGGTTCTGTCACTTGGACCATCACGCGCTTACCTTCGCTGTATTTTTCGATATGGTTCGGGTCCTCAAGTGCAAAGATTGCTTGTGCTGGATAGGTTGCCCCAGCTTTACCAAGATCGACCAATTCGAGGCCACGTTTAAAGACTGTAGGGTCTAGTGGGTGGTCAACGTCAGTTACGCGAGCGAGTACGCTCCATTCTGCCACGTCTTTCACCTTTTGGATTTCTTCGTCCTTTTTAGCGAGTTTAGCCTCGTATTCTTGCGCTTGGACGTGCAAGTCCTCTTGTAATTTCTTCACACCCTCGGCTGGGTTCAATTCAGTCACGACTTGACCAAGTACAGCTTGGATCAGCACTTCATCTGATTCGTTGGTGCGGTCACCGATCAAAACACGCTCGAAAGCTGTATAAGGGTTGTTTGAACGGATCGAAACGAAGGTGCGTCCTTCTTCTTGTAAATATTTATTGATAATTTTAAAATCCATGTTTTATTATTCCTTTTCTAATTTCTGTGCTGCTTCGTCAAAAAGATCTTTAAGATCTTTATCGCTATCTAAAACGTCGTTAAACTTGCTCAATAGCTCGTTTACGCGCTTGTATTCCTCGTTTGCTTCCTCGTATAAGACCTTGTAATTAATGGCCTCTACGATTGAGTTTGCGAGCTTCTGCGAAATATCATTTACGATTTTGTCTACTGTGTTCATTTATTGCCTTTCTATAATGGACCTAATGTTGACCAATTGTATGGCGTTCCCGTTGTCTTAACTTGGTGCAACTTCCGAATATTTGTGTAAATATCGTTAAAAAGGGCTACTAAGTTATGGTTTCCATACCCCGACAAAAATACATTATTTGCCACCATCTTACCCCTTGTTGATATATTGCCCGTAGCTTCAATATCGTTTAAGTTGGTTATATTTCGCGTGTTAGTATTGAGCGATATCCCTTGAGCTACCGAGCTCGATGAAAAGTCCATCTGCCCACCGTAAAATGTTATCGCCGTTTGAACGTTTCCATTATATCTACCGTTCCAAATTTGAATACCAGCTGAGGTATGCTCGATACCTGTTAGACCATTTCGGTTACTCATTAACTGAGTGTACGCACAAGGGACTCCGTTGATCGCGCCTTCACCGAATATAAGATATTGTAACGGCTTGTCTTTAAACTGGTTTCGGATACCTACCGCGCTCCCGTTCATATCGATCCAACCGGTCTGTAAGTCAAAATCAGTAATGCCGTTCAGCGATGATAATCTACCACCTTTTATCAAGTTTGCGGTCAGACCGTCTGATACGATGTTCTTTGCCGATACGTTGATAAGCTGTGCTTTACTTGCGTCGATTTCACTGATATGAGCTGTCCCGATCTGCGCTTCACCAATCATGGACTTTTTAATGACTCCGTCTTTAATGATTGTTTTCTCACCGACTGAAAGCAAGCCTTCGTTGATTCGTACTGACCCGTCTGGGTTTAAATTTAATTGCCCCAGCACGTCACCCGCGCTGTTTAGGTTCTTTACTGACCAAGAGCCGGCGAGCTGTGTGACTTGCGTCCGTGTAGCTTCTGCCGTTTCCTTGGCCTGTCTAGCCTGTTCTGCAACTTGGATTGCTTTGGCCTGTGCGTCCTCGGCTTTCGCCTGTACGTATTCTAATCTGCCCGTTGCTTGGTCTGCTCTTTCTTGCGCTCCAACCGCCAGTTGCTTTACTTCTGCCGTCTTGTCAGACACTTCGCCGATTTTAGTTGTTAGTTGCGTTCCAAGGGCTTTTGTTTCAGCGAACGCGTCATCAAACTGACTAGGCTTATAAGGTCCGGTGTTCGAACCACGAACCAAAATAGGTTCCTTAAATTCGATCCAGCCATTTTTGGCCAAAAAGATATAAAATGGATAGTTTTCATCCTCACCGAAAATAAAGTCTTCTTGCATGGTAAAAGTCTTCTGGAAATCTTGCCATTCGTCCAAGGGTGGCCGATTTTCACCAATATTAGACCATGTGAGGGTTTTATTTAGACCGTGGTTTTTGATATTAAACGCAAAAGAAACATCTGGGTACTCTCTAATACGATACTTGAAGCCTAAAGTATAAGTTTCACCATGATAGACTTTTTTAACGTAAATCGGGAGTGTGAACCCTGTCCAGTTATAACCTGTTAGACCCTGCGCCTTAATTGTGAAAATACCATCTGTGACAGATACGCTTGCATTTGGATTGTTGTTCCCGACAAGCGTATTAGTAGCCATAGACATTGAATTAACAATCAGATTATTATCATCTGTTACGTATTTTCCAACTTCCGTCTGAAAGATATCACTGGACATAACCAGCCGTGAGAGCTTGTCTGGGGCGTCCGTTTCAGACTTACCGATGATACGTTCATAGAGTTTGTTAGATTCGGTCAGCTTGTTATATTCGAGGGTCTGAGCCGTTACTTTTCTAGATAGACCAATTAAATCTCTACCCATGTCATTTTGAACGCGATCCAAAACGTCAAAATCGCCTTTTGTTACGAAATTTCGAGATACTTTGGACACAATCTTACTATAGATCGTGTCGCCATCGACACTATTGACCCCCTCGGTTACTTTATTTTGCAAGTCCGGGCTACTTAGAATCTGTTGTTTGATCTGATCAGATAACTTGCTAGTGTCTGGTAACGTTCCGGCTTTTTTGAGAGCTTCTTCTACCTTGGCGTTAGCTTGTGCGATTGCTTGGTTCGTTGAGGCTTGGGCGTCATTGACGATTTTTTCAATTTTTGACGTATCAACTTTGAGGATTTTTGGAAGCCATTCCGTACCTGACCAATAATAGAGCTCTGTTTCCTCTCCTACGGTCAAGTATAAGAGATCGCCTTCGTGAAGCGTCCCTCTTGGCTCATCTTTGGGCTTTGTGGCGCCGTAGTAGTTGGTATTCTTACCGTTTGCCGAAACAAGCGCCCGTGTGGCCACCTCAAGAGCCCCTTCAGCGTACTCTTTAGACTCTGACACGCTTCGCATGATCGAGCCTTCCGACGTGATCGCTTTTTGGACTGTTCCAATATCGTTACACGTCACCTTATGGGACAATAGCCGGCCTGTGACGTCATACGAGCTCTCATAAGACACAATACGGATCTTTTCACGGAAGCCTATCGTCTCATTAATAGCCATAATATAATCACCAGCGCGGGGCCGTGTGTACTTATATCCGGCCTGCGTGAGATCTTCCATGTCAAGCTGGACAGAGATCGAATACGATTCGTCGACTTCTTTCTTTAGCCGTTCTAAGAGCTTACCAGTCTCTTTATAGCGTTCGTCGCTTACCGGTTCGCCCTCGATACGGCCATAGATCCGAGCGAGTGGGCTCTCATATTCGGACGTATATCGGCCCGCGTCGTGGTTGTTTTCGTCTTTCCACGCCCCCAGACCTTTTTTATAGGTTATGAAGTTGCCGATATTCTTTTCGATCGTGAGCTTGTTCATATTGAAATTCTTCCGAACGACCGTCGAAAGATCCGTCCCAACTTTTTTCAAGATTCGAACGACCTTACCAGTTACCGAGAACTCGAGGCCGGCTGCTTTAATGATCTCTTTGAACATTTTGAGCCGGCTTGCGTTACCGAAGTTCTCTTTTCGAATCGATCCCGCTTGTGCTTCGATAACATAACGATAGCCACTATCTTTGAAGATAGCTTCGATATAGACTTCAAAGCGATTTGATCCGTTAAACTCTTTATAACAGTTAGAGTGCTCGAAATCATAGAAGAATTGGTGGACCGCGTCAAACGATAGCGAAATGTTTTTGCCTTCGTCTTTCGGCTTCGCGTAAATGATCTTATAGAGCTCGCCATCGAAGGTAAAGCTCCACCCACGGTCTAGCCGTGAAAGAACCTGTTTATTCGATACAATCGTTCCGGAGATCGACCGCTCACCATTTACAGCGTTTTTAGTTTTTAGCTCGACTTGGGCTCCGTATCCGTTGCCCTTTTCGTCGTAAAAAGTAATCAATAGTCCACCTCCTCTCTAGCGATATAGCTCTTTAAAACCGAGGATCTTGACGGTCCCCTTGAAATTAGTAAACCAATTGACCGACCGGTTAGGCTTTGGCCTAATAACAAAATACTCGTAATTCGTCCGGTTATTGACGTTTAGATCTTGTGTCGTTGGTCCTTGATAGATTGCCGTCTCAACCCCTTTTAAAAGTAGCTTTTGTCCAGATCTTAAAGGCGTTTCTGTGTGCTGGTAAGTAAACCGACGACCGTCGATCTCAAGGAAAAAATTAGTATTATCAGCGTTTGCGGTCAACTCCACGACAAACGGGACCTCTAGCTGACTAAGCGGGGCCGTGCCGTTGTATGGAAAGCTGTTTGCTGAAAGTGCGAGATCTCTTGGTACTGTCTCGCCATACGGGAGCTCCGCTGTCACGAATGAAAACGAAACATTGTACTTGATCCCGGCTTCCGAGTTGCCGATAAAATCAAACTCGATTTGACCGTCGCCCACGACGTTATAACGATATTTCCAGTTTGTGTGTGGCAACTTGGCAAGGTTTAGATCGCCCGTCGTCTGCCCCGGAGTCTGGAAGTCGTAAATATTGTTTACATTTTGGTACAATTTCGTGATATAGAAGCTATCGTCACCCAAGACCCAGCGAGAAATTTCGTCCTTTTTGTTTAAAAAGTCCTCCATAGAGCCCGCTGAAAGCCTAGCTGTGACTGAAATTTTCTTTTCGGTATAGGTTAGACCGTCGAAAATATAACCATTGCGCCCCTTGACGGTTCGCCTCGATAATTCCACGGCCGGGGACGAATCTTCGACCGTGATATTGTAAAGACCAAGGTCAGAAAGTTTCTGGCTTTGGCCGTCTTTCTCAATTAATAAGTCCATCGTTCCCCCTTACGCGAAATAAGCGTCCAGCGCCTTTTCTCTCGCGTCTTTCTCTTTGATCGTAGTATAGATCTTGTCTCCCACGATCTCGTTATGTACTTCGAATTTTTGGTTCGCAAGTTGCGAGTTCTTGACCTCATCGCTCAAGTCCTCAAGGGACGAACGAACGCCCGAGCTTGTCACGCTCGCGCTTGTGGTCAATACACTATTAGTCTGATAATCTTGATCCGTGATAGCTTGCGCGTATTGCTTGGACATTGCCTTAATATCACCGACCCAGTCTTTCATACCGATATAAAGGCCTTCACCAGTGAAGCCCCCGATCGTTTTCATGACGCGGGACGGCGAGTGGATATCAAGCGCAGAACGCATGATCGAAGCGATATTTGAAGCGATACTTTCAGCGAGTGCATACAATGAACCAGCCATCGAAGCAAGACCATTATACAAACCTATGCCCGCATTAAATCCGACCATTTGAAGCATAGCTGGAAGCAAGCCAAACGAAGCCGAGATCTGAGCACAAGCTGAACTAGCAAGCGATACCGCTTGCGTCATGCTTGATTGCATGGTACTAGTGAACGCTTGCATACCGCTTTTAGCGCTGTTTGTTACGTTTTGGAACGTTGATTTAAACGCGCTTTCCAACTGCTTACCAGCCGAAGAGCTCACTTGTGAGATCTTATTAAGGCCGGCTTGGACTGCTTGGGCTGTCGCGTTCATCGCGCTTGTGACAGTTTTTTGCATATTTTGATAATTCGTCGTGATAGATTGCGACATTTTAGAGCTTGATTGCTCGGCTTGTTGGGCCATCTTATCAAAATCTGTCTGAGCACTAGCAGCCATCGCATTTGTAGCGCTCGTCGCTCCCGTTTGCATTTGTTGGAAGTTTGCGACAACGTTCGTGCTCGCTTGTTGCGCGTTCGTGGTTGCAGCCGTATTGACTCCCGTCGTGCTCGCGTTCGCGTTGTTCATCAATTGGTTTAATTCGTTACTTGCGTTCGCGTTCAACTGGCCGATGTTGCTTGTAACGCCTGTGTTCATCTGTCCAGTTTGAGCAAGTGCGTTTGCGTTCATCTGGTTAAATGACGCGTCCGCGTTTGCCGCAAGCTGCTGCATATTCATAGTCCCGTTAGTATTCAACTGTCCGAAGTCTGTCTCTTATACC